CTGATTCCCGACGTCCACATCAAGATGGTGCTCGACCACCCAGACGCGATTTTCTGACAAGAGGAGTTTCCCGATGCCCCGGGAAAATTCTGACCCCGAGCAGAGCGAAAATCGGGCCCTGTTCGCCGATGACAACGAAGAACCGCCGGAGCGCCGCTTCGATGCGGTGACGATCGAGGTCGATCCGTCAACCCCGCCGGCGAAGAAAGGCGAGAGCGCGCCGGTCGTCCCGCCGCCGCCGCCACCGGACGCGTCCGAGGAGTTGCGCCGCCAACTCGCGCAGCAGCAGGAAGCGACGCGGCGGGCGCAGTTGCAGGCGCGGGCCGAGTACGACGCCCGGGTCAACGCCGAGGTCAGAGTCGGCGCCGCCAATGTCGGCATGATCGACCAGGCCATCGAGGCGGCGCAGGGACAGTCCGAGCAAGCCCGGGCGGCGTTCCAGGCTGCGCTCGAGCGCGGCGACCATCGCGGCGCCTCCGACGCTCAGATCGTCATGTCCGATTGCAGGTCGAACCTGCTCCGCCTGCAGGAGCAAAAGGCGATGGTGGAAGGCGGCCTGCAGCAGCAACGCCAGCCTCAGCCGATCCAAGTCCCGCAGCAACCCCAACCTCAAGCCTATGACGCCAATGCGGCGATGCAGAACATCTCGCGCGAGCTGCAGCGCACCGGCTATCCTCGGTCGGCCGACTGGATTCAGCGCCATCCCGAGCGCGTCGCCTCACGCCGCGAGATCAACAAGGTCGACGGCGTCCACAATTATCTCACCAACGCGCTCGGCTATCAGGCGGAAACCGACGCCTATTTCGCCGCCCTCGAGCATGAGCTGGGCAAGATCGACGCCCGCGAGCGTGGCGACAACCCGGCGCCAAGCAATGGCGGCCAAGTCGCGCGCGCGCCGAACGTCCAGACCATGCGGGTCGCGCCGGCCGCCCCGGTGGCGTCGAGCGCGCCGTCGCTGCGCGATGGCCGGGTCGAGCGCACCGCCGTCACCTTGACCCCTGAGCAGCGCCATTTCGCGCACGAAGTCCTGGGCATGAGCGACGAGGAATACGCCCGGGAATATCTGTCGGGGGTGCAGGCGGGCAAAATCGGAGGATCACGGCATTGATGAGCGACGAGAACCTCGGCCCCTTCGGCCGCGCCAGCGAGCGGCCGGATCTGCGCGGCGCCGACGAGGAGCGCCCCGACTTCATCGATCACATGGAGCGGGCGCGCAAGCGGGTCGCCGAGCTTAGGCAGCTGCACGGCGATGATGACAACGAAGACGACGTGTTTTTTGACAAGTGGTATTGCGAGGCGCCGCCAGGTTGGTCTTACGAGTGGAAGACTCACAGCGTCTGGAACAAAGAATATCCGCAGTATTACAATACGCTTCTTCGTCGCGGTTGGGCGCCTGTTCCAGCGTCGCGCCATCGTCATCTTCTCTACCCGGAATATACGGACGAGAGCATCATCATCGAAGGAATGGTGCTGATGGAGCGGCCGAAGGAGTTGACAGATCGGCAGAGATTGCGGGATATACGCAAAGCAGCTGATGTGGTGCGGAATTCGGAGATCAAGCTGACCGAGGCGCCGCCTGGGACGCCGTCGCGCAGCGAGAATCCGAGAGTTAGGCCCAGATTGAGCTCACACGTCGGTCCAGTTGATATCGCCTGAGATATCGCGCCGACGAACCCCAGCCGCCGCGGCGCTCGCGGTGGGCTGGACGACCCGATGTCACCAAAGGCGCTCGGCGGTGACGATCCCTCTCAAACCCGGCAACGGGGAGGATCGTCATGGCCAATACGTTTGCGCCTTTCGGCTTTGCTGAGAGCAACCGACTCGGCGCAGCGCCCACCTACCAATTCTCCAAGCGCTGGATTCTTTATAGCAATACGACGCCCATTTTCTTCGGCGATCCGGTGGTGCAGCTGGCCTCGGGCTATGTCGGCCAGGCCACGCCCGGCACGGTCCAGATCGCCGGGATCTTCGGCGGCTGCACCTACATGTCGATCAGCCAGAAGAAGATCGTCGAGTCGCAATGGTGGCCCGGCACCGCCGACGTCGCCGCCTCGGGCACCGGCTTCGACATCTCGTGCAAGATCATCGATGACCCCCAAGCGGTCTTCCGAGTGGCGACCGGGCCGGTGGCGGCCAGCGTGGCGCTGACTCAGGCCTCGGTCGGCCTCAACGGGCAATTCGCCTACGCGCCCGGCGGCGGCTCGGGCGGCAACGGCCAGCCGGCGCTGAACGGCTTGAGCACCGCCTGCCTCGACATGGTGACCAACGTGCCGGCGGCCACCGCAACCTTCCCGTTCCGCATCGTCGAACTGATCCGCGACCCGCCGGGGGCGAACGGGGCCGATCCGACAACGCCCTACAACTGGTGCTATGTCGCGTTCAATAACCAAGATTTCCGCGTGAACACGGCGATCTAAAGGGGCGAGGGAGAACGTAAATGGCAATCTCAGTCGCCCAGGCTTACGATCTTTTATTTCCTGGCTTAAGAAAGGTCGCTGGCGAGTACAAGGATCTCGACCGGATCTATCCGAAGATCTATCACGTCGATAAGTCTTACATGTCTGTCGAGCGTACAGCGTCGATGCGGTATCTCGGGCTCGCAGCATTAAAGAATGAAGGCGGCCCGACGACATTCGACAATATGGCTGGCGAACGCTATGTCTACAATCAATACCATAAGGAGATCGGGCTTGGATACGCATTCACCCGAAAGATGATCGACGATAATCTTTATAAGAGACAGTGGCGTCCATCTAACCTTGGCCTTCAGAAGAGCTTCAACCAGACAAAAGAGATCTACGGCGCGTATCTCCTCAACACCGCGACCGTCTATGATCCAACGATCCTTGGCGACCAGCAGCCGCTGTGCTCGCTAACCCATCCGATCGACACCGGAACGGTCCCCAATCGGTTCACCGTGGACATGGATCTGAATGAGGCGGCGCTGCTCAACGCACAGGCCTCGATCCGGGGATCGTTCCGCGACAACGCCGGCCTGCGCCTGCAGGCCCGGGCGCGCCGTCTCATCGTCCCGATCGCCTTGGAGCCGATCGCGATCCGGCTCCTCAAGACCGTGCTCAGACCCGGCACCAGCGATAACGACGTCAACGCAATTTTGGAGACCTCCGGCGGCATTCCGGACGGGTTCCTCGTCCACGATTACCTGACCTCGCCGACCGCGTGGTTCGTCATGACCGATCAGGAAGGGTTACTGTACTTGCAGCGCGTAGCCTTTGAAATGGATATGCAAGTCGATTTCACTACGGATAACCTCCTTGTCAAGGGTTACGAGCGGTATTCGTTTGGCTATTTCGATTTTAGAGCGATATGGGGCTCGTTCCCGACGCAGTGATCTTGGATCTACTTGGAGAATACTGACGTGGATGTAGATGGCGGCATCCTTCCGCAGCTAAAAGGCAACCCGTTCACGGCTGGAGCGACCTTCTCCGGCCCGTTGCTCGCGGGCACGATCAAGCACACGTCGTCGGCGCCGGGCCTGGCGCCGAGGCCGGCCGGCCTCGGCAACCCAATGGGCCTCGCCAATGTCGGCTATGCCGAGATGGGCCAGTCGGCGGTGGTCACCCAGGCGGCGGCGGCCGCCGGGACGCCGATCGTCATCCCGGCGCAAAGCCAGATCCTGTCCATGCATCTGATGGTGACGACGGTCTGGAACGGCGCGGCGACCACCGTGTCGATCGGCTTCACCGGCGGCGGCAACGCCGCCCTGGTGGCGCTCACCGCGGCCGCGGCGCTCGGCCAGGTCGCGCTCCTGCCCGGCGCGGTGGCGGCGGCGATTGCGCTGTGGGACAATATCGGCAATCAGGATATGCAGATCACGGTGACCTCGGCCAACGCCGGAACCGGCGTCGGCACGCTCACGGTCAGATATCTGCAAGGGATCAACATGGCCTCGTGAGAGGCCCGGAGGTCGACATGCGAGGCGAAACGGATCGCGAGTGCCGCGCCCGCGGAGGCAAGATCAAGGCTTCGCACGCGGCCAAGAAACAAGTGGTGAAGGAATTCCACGGCGCGCCCACCCATAAGACGCCTGACGCGTCGCTCGAGCGCGGCGCGGGCCCGCTGTTCCGCAAGCGCGGCGGTTCCGTCGAAGGCAAAGGCAAGCGACCGCATTTCGGCCGTCCGGGGCGCGCGCTCGGCGGCAAGGCCGACGCCGGCGCCGACCTGCATCCGCTCACCTCCTCCGACCGGCCGCGCAAACCGAAACAGAGGCAGATCATGCCGCCGTCGGAGGCCACACCGTAGCTGGATAGGAAGGCCTCGGTCGTCGACCCCCAGCCTAACTACGGGGCGTCCTCCCAGCTCCGGCCGCCGCCTCGGTCCCTCTTGCCGGGGCGGCGTTCTTTTTTAGGGGAGTGCGATGTGCGGGTTTGGCGTCAGCACGATCTTCACGGTCGCGATTGCGATCATCGTCGTC